ATCCTAACCCCTCTATGATACCGGTTACGTTCTTACCCTCTGTTTTGAGCTTGTTAAGTCCTTGAATGAACGCGGTCGTTGCACCGGCAGCGTCCTCTCGCCACATAGTTGCAAACTCCGTAGCGCTCACCCCTGCAACCTTGGCAAACCGGCGCAATTCCTCGCCTCCACTGAATATGGCAGAGTTCATGCTCAGTAGCACTTTGCTGAATGCTGAACCACCTGCCTGCGCCTCCAGGCCAACAGATGAGAGCGCGCCTGCAAGGCCCAACACCTGAGCCTCAGTGAGCCCGGCCTGTTTCCCCGCGCCAGCCAGTCTCATACCCATGTCCACGATCTCGTTTGCGCTAGTGGCAAGGGATGTGTCAAGCTTAACAATGGTCGATCCCAGCCGCTCCATCTCAGTCATGGGCATCCCCATGATGTTGGCAAACCGAGCGAGAGAGGCAGAGCCCTCCTCATAGCTGAGATTAGTCACGCGGCCGATCTTTGCGATCGTCTCCGTGAAGTCTGTGATATGCTCTCTGGCTACACCGAGCTGCCCGGCAGTCTCCGCAATCCCGTAGAGCTCCTTACGAGCCACGGGTATGCTCTGAGTTGCCATAGTGTCAAGCTCATCCTTAATAGCCGCTAGTTGCTCGGGAGTCCCGCTGATGGTTTTTTTAACACCGGAGAATGCGTCCTCCATATCGATACCGGCCTTAACCGCAGCAGTACCAACGGCCACGAGGGGGAGGGTGAGCGATTTGGTCAGATTACTCCCAGTCTGCATCAGATCTCGCCCCGTGCGCTGGATCTGTCGCCCTGTCCGGAGCATCTGTTTATGTGACTCAGCGAGCTTATTCGATGCGTTTTCGATAGTCGCTGAAAACTCGTCTCTCAGTTGTATAACAGCATCTATCACATGCGCCACTAGCTCACCCCCTCATCGCATCAGCTATAGCCTCGGCCTCTTGCGCCCGCTCCTCAAGCTCTATTGCCATGAGCAGGCGCATCAGCCGTCGTTCGCCGGCGCTACGGCGCACTACATCCACTGGATACATGCCCTTGTAACGCCATAACAGATAAATCAGCTCCGCTTCCGGGTCGACCCGTATAAGTTTTTTAGCTCGTCGAACTCCTCATCAGTCGACTCCAGTCCGCTAAGGTCACTGATCTTTCGATAAACGTCCAGTATCTCCCCCGATGTCAGAATCTTACGAACCAGATCATCAGGAGCCGCAACCCCATAACCCTTGGCAAGTTTAGGATCCTTGAAATCCGGATTGACACACCCTTCAATCACATACTGTGTCGCCATAGCCAGAACTGGCGCGTCAACCGGCTCGCCTTTCTTGTTACGCATCACCATCAACGCTTGGATGTCGTCTATGGTGGTAGGATCAAGCGCCTGGCATTCAATGACAAACGGCTCTCCAACCAATTCTGAGAGCCGCTTAATCTCAATCATGCCTGTAGGTCTCGCTGCAATCTTACTCTTGTCCGCTGCCAGCAGCTTGTCGACTAGAGACGGTTTGACAGGCTCGTCCACAACCTTTACAGGCGTCTTATCATTTTCCATCATGTATTAACCCCTCCCTAGCCTCCGAGAACAGACCCGTCAACCGAATCCACGATGTCCCAATACCGGAACTTAAAGTCTACCTTCTCTTCGCCGAGTGTATTGTGTTTCCAGTTGACGAGCTGCAGCTTGGCAAATGTGACACCTTTTAACACAATACGCTCTGAACCAAAAGCGTCAGGATCATCAACAAGGCTGATGATAGTGAATTCGGTCTGCCGGTTCGCCTTCATATCCTCACTCAGGGCCTTAATCATCCGTGATGTTACCTTATACAAGGTCAGACTGCCTGTGCCCCGACGCCCTTTGATTTTGTCGCCTGGCTGCATCTCACCGGATTGCGTCACTTCCTCAGTATCAAATTCCACATACGCTTCCATCTCTTTGCACTCCGACACCAGACTGTCATCCAACCAGACGTATCCATGAGTGCCATTCATTACCCGCTTGGGTTCATACAACACTAGTTGTCACCCCCTATATGAAGATCTTGATCTTGAAGTCTTCCATGGCGTCGAGAGGCTTCGCGTTGCCTGTCAGGAATACATGCGCTCCTGTATTCGCCTGTCGAAGCTGCTGTTCGTTCAAGCCCTCAGTATCAAGCCCTCGGCCCTCCAAGTAGAGCCTGTGGGCCTCCGCATCCACGTCGACCCAGTTCTTACCCCGATCCAGCAAGCCCTCGTTCTCAAGCGCCTCCAGGTAGGCATTAATAGCCGTTACAAGCAAAATTTTATGGTTGTAGTCGTTCGGCATCTTGCCGATGTAGTAATCCTCCGCTGTGCGTGTGATATCGCGGTGAATCAGGTCCATGATGTCCACCAGCTTGATCTTTGAGAACTCCGCACCCTTATCAGCCGTGAACGAAGTTAGACTGTTAACGCCCCGCGCGATCTTTACCTTCTCACCGTCGTGCATAAGCACGAGTTCCCCGGCGTCAATGGCCGTGTCGAATTCATCCCGAGTCAGATGCGGCACGTCGTCCACCCCAGGGAGCACCTGGAACGTGGAGGAGATCGTCAGTGGATTGCCGGCCAGAATGCCCGCGATCCTTGCGCAATACTGCGCAGTATTGTAAAGCTTCTTGCCAACTACAATGTTGTCTGTCGTAAAGTTGATAATCCCTTCATGGTCGCCCCTGCAATTGGGCAGCACTGCCTTAACCTTACGCGCCTTGTTGTCTCTGAGCCCTTTGACCCAGGTCGCCATCGTGTTGACCTTGCCGGTTGCGATCTGTGGCACGGCCAGGTAATCCCACTGAGCGGTCTCCAGGTAGTCCTGGGCGTCCCCATAGTCGGCGGCACCCTCTCCGGCGGGGGCGATCACGTATGCCATGACCTTCTTCGGCGGATTGACCCCACCCCGGAACGCGAACTCGATCTGCTCCTGGTTGTCTGCGCTCAGGGTCTTCGGTATGTCGTTGACTCCACGCATCACGATGGGATTCGTGACGCTGGCGTGCGTGGCATCCTCCAGTATGAGCGCCACTATGCCTCGGCTAGACCGCCTAATCGCGGTAATGCCGAGCGTTTTGAAAATGATCTCTATGCTAGGAAGGCCCATTAGTATCCCCCCAATGATTAGCTCCTGCATCAGGTCTACCGGCTCAAGCTCAGCTGCCTGTGCAGGCGTATCGTAGAACGCCAAATCGAATCTGAACTGTAGTACCCCATCCACTGTGTCTGTCCGCGCCTCGCCTCTCGTGAGTTTCCGACCGCCAACGTTGACGATCAGGCCGAAGGTCTCTCGGAGCTTGTCTGCCATCGCTAGGTTTTCAACGTCGGTGCCATGCTCGCTGAAGTACTGGATAGATACCATGATCAAACGCCGCTCCAGGTGCACCGACTCTATCTGGTCGTGGATCGGCAACAACTGCACAAACAAGCAGGGCCTCTTAAAGCCCTCCTTCACCTCGTTACCGTATACCCTCAGACCCGTGGCCTCACGTAAGGTTGTGTTGATGTCCCGCATGATACTGGCCAGAGTTGCATTGCTCATCACTTATGTAACTCCTTATACAGCTTGTTGAGCCACTTCTCGAGCTCCTCAGGCGCCTCATCATCCAGCTCAACCACAGACTGCTCTAACATGAACGCGCCAGGCACGAACCCAAATTCTTGGCGCGTTACCGGATCCACTTCACGGTGACCGCGTTCAACCAGGTGGAAGTAAGGCTCTTTGTTATAGAGCTCCACCTTGAAACCATCAGCTAACCGCTGCGGCTCTTCAATCTTGTAGCCCTTGCGTAATCGCCCGCTTTGTTCCGGTGTGCGTTCTCGCGTGTTCTTGCGCAATTTACGCGCCATTTTCATCGCTTGGTCCTCTACTCTGTCCGGCGCCTGCGCCAGCACCTCGCGAAACGCTGCCTGCAGCTCTTCTACTCCCGATATTTTGAAACCGCTAGACATCGTTATCACGCTCCACACACTGCAGCGAGATATACGCACTTCGCGGGCCCGCATCAGCCACAGCAGTGATATGCAGGATCCGCCCCTGCCACCCGATACGCATGGCTGTAGTTAACTCTGGCAGGTAGCGTATAGTGACGGTATACACCTGCTCAGACTGGAGGCGCTGCACCTCAATCAGCTCGCGGCCAGCAGCTGGCACGACCTCGGCCCAGACCGTTTTCCACGTTACCCACTCGAATACGTCCTGGCCGATAGAGTTCAGCCGATGTTCCTCGCGCATCAGCGTTACACGTTGATCTAGTCTGCCGGGGTTCATGTACGGTCACCTTCCGGGATCGCCTGGACCCATTCGCGGCTGTAGGTATCGAACGTGTAGCCCTCGCCCCGATAACAGTATTTGAGCTGCGTCAGGATGCTCTGAACAGCCTCCCTGGTTTTCTGTGTTACGTGGCCCACAGCCTCTCGGTTTTCGAACCAATCTGCCACCAGAATCAGTACAAAAAGCTTGGCCAGCGGCTGATTCTGGTTGAACGTTGTGCCGGTCGCGTTATACAGGTAGGTTTCCGCGGCAGTGATCAACGTGTTCAGCAGCGCTGTTTCCGTGTCACTGTCCAGGCGCAGGTAGCTGCGGGCTTCTGCCAGCGTGACGATCATCTGCCGTCACCTCCCCTAGTAAACTGCGCCCAAAGCAATCCGCCGCCAATTGGCGTCAGTGATGGTGTTGTCCGCAGACGCTATATACAGGTATG